TTATTTTAACACTTGACTACTTTTTGAAATATTTTAAAGACCAATTCCAACCCAAAGCTACTTTATTTAAGACTATTCTAGATCGTTTTCCATATCCATTCCCATTGAATACACCCGCAGATCCAGTTCTGCCTCCAACTCAGCCAGCCTCTCGTAGTTTGGATCCACAGGGGGAAGAAGAGGACGAGGATCTCCCTCTTCCTCATCTACATCCATAGCAACCTCAACCCACACACCATTTCTATTTTCCATTCGAACATCTTGCATGGTCGACTCTAATGTCGGAACCAGAATTGCCTCATCTGCCATTCTATTCAGCTCCTCCATTTTGTTACGAACCCTTTCAGCCAACATCAGCATCCTCTCTTTCAGTGCCTCATACAAATTAACCTTTGCCAGGCTTTTATTTGTTGAAACAGCATAACCCAGATGAAAACCAGTCCCTTTTACCCGCGCACTCACCTTAACACGCGCTGGAGACTGGCATAACACCTCCGACTCAACTTCCAGCGGATTTCCCGATGTCACAAACAATGCACTCACCCAGCTCACGACATCCATCTTCGAACTGGGTACGTACATGTCAACCAAAATTCCCCCCAGTGTCTCCTGCATCTTGTCGGGCTCTATTAGGACCACCCGGATAGCCGGCAAATCAACCTCTTTTGGAACAGATGGCACTGTCCTAGTTCTTTCCCTGTCTGGATCAAGAGCAGCCATAGCTCTGGCCTCCTCGTAACCCCACACAGAAGTGATATGTTTCGCCCTCTGCGTTTCATCGCGAGTCCAGTAACCATTGGCTGTTGGGAACCACCCATTACCCATCATCCAAGTTGTTATGTAGAACCCTCCATAAGGAAGCGCAGCATTGAGAAACTGATGATGGACTATTTCCATCACCTCCACGATATTCCATAACCTTGCCTCCTTCTTCATCTTGTCCTCCATATTCAACTTCCTAAAGACCGAAAAATTCTTCGGCAATCTGAATTTTTCATTCGTCAATACCGCATTATTTTCCACTCTCTCGGGTGGATTGATAAGGTCTTGGCCCTTCTCTACCAGCTCATCGAACTCTTGTTGATCTCCCCAATCAGTCCCCTTTACCTTTCCAATTGGCATCCTTTCCTTCTTTGAACGGAAGTCCTTCAAATGCACCTTCAGATCTGGAAACGCTACAGTCCACAAACCATCCTCCTGAAACGTATTTCCTTCTGATAGATACACATTCTTACAAAACTTCACGGTTGGATAACCATCAGAAGACGGCCACTCAAAATCCTCGTCAATCATTTTGTCCAATTCTGGGCCTTCTCCCTTGCCACTGCCAGCTTGAACTCTCTGGACTACTATTTCGCTTGGTGTCTCCTCAATGATCATAGTCATGCTGTTCCAAATTCTGGGATGATGATATGCTCCAGTGATCATATAACCCCTTGCGGAGTCAAACAATCGCCTCTTCAACAATGTTGTATTCTTCTCTAGATTCTGCTGACGCAGATTCCCAACCAATGCCACCAAGTCCTCCTCATCAATGTAGGGAACAGGTTCCAGCTCCTTCGCGCCCTGAATATAGATTAGCCGAGCACCCAAGAATTTCTCCTCAGATGCGTAGCCACCTTCCTCAGGCTCTTCCATCACAAAAACTGGTTCCCAGGTCCCATCCTTCACCTTGAGACCCATGTTGCGGAAGAAATCATGGGACTTTTCTTTTTCAAATGGGTCATGCTTCGTGTGGACATAAAGATGGTACGCCAGAACACTTTTGACTGTGTCAAACAGAGTAGTTCCCACCACACCTGTTAACAAGCCAGTTTGATTCTGGTACACCTTCTTACCATCAACAAAAAACTTTGACCCACATGCCAACATGATCCAAAGATCGCAGATATATCGGAAGAAAGAATTTTCCCCATGTCGCTCAGAATAAGCTCCATAGATCCAATCCACTGTAATCTTCACAGTATCCCGATCAATAGATCCGTCCATTTGCTCGAAGTCTGGATTGACCTCGTACAACTTCCCATTTTTCCTCCACACCATCTTGGTGTCATCACCATACACAACATACTTCATCTCCCCTTCCTCTGTTGACTGCATCCAATCCCACATTGCTTTTCCCCCGCCATGTGCATAGGAAAAGCCATACGCGTTCGCTGACTTTTTATTCGTGTTGAAGGTGTACAGGTTTGCACAAAAATCCTGACACAGAATTGAAATCAAGACCGACACCGGAGCCGAAAAACTCCAATAAGGGCGGGTCTTATCCTGGATCTTACCAATCTCATATCTGTCCATCTTGTTCTTGCATTCACTGAGGATAAATTCAGGGTTCTCATGGAAAAACTGCTCACACTTCCCTTCCGAGATATGCTTTGCAATTTCCTCAATAGCCTGGTTTATCTCATCCAAGCAACGATATTTTGGCTGGAAAAACGGAGGGCCTGCACCCGACGTTTTATTTATCGTCACCTTATTCACCAAATCCTGCAATCCTTGATTCCAATCTAAGAGAGCCCCGCTCTTAAAGGGCATCCTCTTCTTCAACACATCAAACCCATCAAATCCCCACTGCTTCAAAATTGGGATCATCATCTGGGGCCGTCGCTCTGACCACTTCTTCAATCGAGTAGAAAATCCTCTTTTGGTTCCTCCAGAGTATGTTACTTTCTCAATCTGTGCCGCCGCGTTGGGATTGTAAGCAAGTAGGGCTCTTACCATCTGCCGAATCCTCTTCCTTTGAGGGAAGGTCCTCTGCACAGAGACATGAGCTCCATCCATCCTGATACCTTGAGGGTGGTACTTTGATACCAGGACTTGCTCCAATACAGCCGTCATGGGGACGAAAACTTCGCCCTTGCCACCTTCCATGACACCACTAACCTCCAACTCTTTCAAAAGCCGTTCCTCTACCTCCTCCTGCTCGACCGAAAACTTTTCTGGGGGGACTCTCTGCCCATCCCGCACAAGCTCTTGAAGAAGCTTGTAATCCTGCCGTTTCAACAGGAGATTTTCATTTCTGAAATCTCCCATCGTAGTTCTCTCACCAACAATAACTGGGTTGCTTGTATCCATTTTTAATTTTTACTTTACTCTTTACTTTGTTTTAATGAAAATTT